ACAGTAGATGTAATAGAGCCTGAAGTATTAGATGATGTTGTTCCACCATTAGCTTTCCATGTCCAAGCTACTAAAGTTCCATAATTTGAATAATTAGAATTTCCTACAGTAAAACTTGAAGCACCAATAGCTGATAAAACATCGCTATCAGTTCCTTCACTATTAGTTAAATTTGAATATAATTGTTTTGTAATTCCTCTAGTAGTATCAATTAAAGCGTGGTCATAAGCCGCACTTCTTTTCTTAAACCATAAAAAGTCAGGTTGAAAATTAGATGAAATTACTTGTGTAGTTGGACTGCCATTAGTTCCTGTGTAGGCAGTTGCATCCATATACTTATTACCCTGTAATATAGTAGGGGTAGGTAGGTTATATGTGTTTAGTGCTACATAGCCTGAAGGTGGTGTGTAAGAGAATGGTCGTTGTCCAAAGTTAGCATTTACTATTGCACTTGTATAAGCAAACACCATAGCTGTAGCATTAACGCCTGTCATAGATGCAGATGAAAGTGAAATTGCACCTTGACTTGTATTGTTTTTATAAAAATATACATTGCCAGCGTCTTCATCAACAGCTAACGCAATAACATCACCTGTAGTAAATGATGCACCATAAGATGTTGTTGTTCCATTTACATTTTTTGTGCCACCATTATCGTATTGAATAAATTGAGTAGCTCCACTTTGACCTCTTGAATCGTAAGCAATAGATACTCCACTACCCACAGCAGTTACTGTAAATTCACAGTAATACTTACCTGTAGTAGGAAAATTCATTGTGCCTCGTCTTAAATATAAGCTAGCAGAGCCTGTAATAGTTAAGTTGCCGTTAGATAATGCAGCAGGTGCGCCATCACCTAATTCAAGTGGATTCATTGTTGCATAATTAGCCACAGTCGCACTTGTTAGCGTAGGCACATCTGTCATAGCATCATAGGTTGTGCCAGCAGTTACAGATATGTTATTAGTATTCCAATAGTTTCCGTTACCTGAATTATCTTTACCAAGACCTGTATTAGAACCTGAAGTAAGGGCTATGCTGTTAAAGTTTAAATAAAATCCATTAGTGCCATAAGTGCCTGTGTATTTAGCTGGTTGCCATACGCCTGTAGTAGCAGATGTAGAGCCGAATGATGAAGGTGTTAGGGCTTGTCCGTCAATATTATAAAACTCTGCCATGTAACCATCAAAATAAGTATTACTTGCTGTAGCATTTCTACCTATATTTTGAGCTACGTTGTTATTCCATGGGGTTGTTACGTTTTGAACAAAAGCAGTTCCACTTAATGTATATTGAACACCATTAACATAAGCCTTTATTCTATTTGTGCCTGTAGCTTGAGTTGTATCTACTGCAATAACAATATGATACCAAGCAGAAGGGTCACGAAATACTGCTGTTGTAGTTAATCCAGTATTCCAATCTCCAATATATAAAACATCAGCAGAAGAAAATCTTACATCAAATACACCGCTATCGTCAGATGTACCACCATAAGCACTAAATATTTTTTGGTCTACGCCTAATGTACCTCTTTTAACCCAAGCTGATACAGTAAATATTTGTCTATTTCCAGCACTTGCTGGTGTTCTTGATAGATAAGCAGATGCACTAGCTCTAAATCTCAAAGAGTTATTTAGGTTATATCCAGATGTTCCGTTAGCTGATAAAACAGGAAACATTAAGCAACTCCCAATGAGCGACCTTGTTCGTATAGGTTTGTGCCGTCTGAACGGAATACAAAGTAATCTTTAGCTGATGCAGCAGTTGAAAGCGTTGGTGCAACGCCACCTGTCCATTTAAACACAGCGTTCCAAGTTAAAGTATTGCTACCTGAATTTTGAATAACTGCTAGTCCATAGAAACCACCATTAACTAAATTAGTTGGTGCGCCTACAGTTCTATTTGTTGATACAAAAGTAAATGTAGCCACTTGGCCTAAAGATGTATCCCATGCAATAGTTGCTGCGTCTGTTAATGTTAAGTTAGGTGAATAACCGTAAGTTACTTTAATTGAGCTTGGTGCAGTGCCACCAATTGCAGGAGGTGAAGCTAAATATGTGCTAAATCCTGTGCCTGATACTGTGCTAGATGCAGATAATGTTGTAAATGCGCCTGTGCTTGGCGTTGTAGCTCCCACAGTTCCGTTAATGTTAATAGATGCTGTGCCTGTCAATCCTGTAGCTGCACCTGCAAACGAAGTTGAGGTTAATACACCTGTGCTTGGATTAAATTGGAATTTAGTAGAGCTTACATATTCAGTTGTAATGCTTCCTGTTGTAACAGAAGTAAATAGTGGATAACGAACCGCAGCCGTTGTTGTATCGTCTGTAATACTTACACCTGAAGTGATTGTAGTCCATGTAGGTGCAGCCGCAGATCCAGCAGAAGTTAATACTTGGCCACTTGTGCCAAATCCTGATGTTCCTGTGGTTGCAGCGCTTGTTCCTAAATTAGTTGATAGTCCAATAGCACCTGATGAATTAATAACGTGAGCTGATTGGCCTGTTGTTCCCCATGTTAAATATAATTTATATCCATTTCCTGATCCAACGCTTAAATCGCCATCGTGACCTGAAAAGTAAATACCATTATTAATAGAAAAGAAATCTGCAAAAGTGCCTGAAGCAGTAAATACAGACGAATTCATACCAAACTCACCGTAATAGGTTGAGTCTGTGCCTAAATCGTTACTTAATACATAATTTGTAGAAGCGCCAGCAGTTCCTGATTTGTTTTGTAATAAATGTTGTAAATAACTACCTGAAATAGTTGCGCCAGCTGCATAAGGTGAGTTAGAAGCATTAAAACTTAATACAGGCGTTGTGCTTGTAGAACTACTTGTTGATATATAAGTAAACGCACCTGTTGAAGCTGTTGTTGCACCTATAGATACTGCATTTAAAGCAGAAACTGTAGAACCTAAACTTGCTGCTGTTGCGCCAAAAGTAATAGATGAGTTAGTTAATGCAGTATTAGGGATATTAGTTAAAGTATTGGTTGCGCCACTAATTGATTTATTAGTTAGTGTTTGTGTGCCTGACAATGTAGCTACTGTTGAATCAATTGCAATGGTAACCGCAGCTGATCCGTTATAACTTGTGCCACTTAAACCTGATCCAATAGTAAGTGCGTTAGTTGCAGTTGCAGTAACTGTAGTTGATCCGCCTAAACTAACAGAATTTCCGTTAATAGTAATAGAACTGTTAGTTAATTGAGCGTTTGTAATTGTTCCGCTTAAATCTGTTGTAGGAATTAAAGCCGATGCAGTTAAAGCAGCTGTTCCGCTACCTTTTACATAACCTGTCAATGTCGTTGCGCCTGTGCCACCGTAAGCCACGCCAATGGTTGAAGCAGTCCAAGTGCCAGCTGTTAGCGTTCCAACGCCTGTGATGCCTGTATAAGAGCCTGTAAGGTATGCTGAACCAATAGTTCCTGATGTAATCTGTGATCCTGCAATAGCTATGTTTGTATCGGCTAAAGCTGTTAATTGACCTTGTGCATTAACTGTGGCCGTTAAAGTTTTGCTTGCAGAACCTACTGAAGCAGCTGTAACGCCTGTGTTTGTAATACTAAATTGTGTGCCTACTAAAGTAAGGCCTGTTCCTGCGGTATAACTTGATGAAAATGAAAGGTTATACCAATTCATGGCAGTTGTGCCTAATGTGCCACCTGGTTGAGCAGTTGTATAGAATGCAGCAGTTGCTTGACTACCACCTACAATATAGATAACTGCACCTACATATTGCGCCCATGTTGTAGAACCAATAGCATAAGTCCATGCACCTGTTTGAACTTGATAAATACCATTTTCTGCAAGATTTGTTTGGTTTTTAACTAAAACTATGTCACCTGCAACAACTGAAACAGTATCAATTGTTTGAGCGCCTGAACGAGTAATGTTTACTGTTGTGGCTGCTTTAGCTGGCTCTTTCCATGAAAGACCTAATAATGCGTAATCTACATATTGTTTATTAGCAATATCAGTAGCCGCAGAGGGAGTTGTTGTAATTGAACCTGTTGTAGTCTGTATATCAGTAAATACACCTGTTGAGGGAACTAAAGCACCAATAGTCGTGCTATTAATTGTGCTGTTTGTGATATTTACACCTGACTGATCAGGATTTGCTGATGCGTAGAATGGCTTGTTCTGCCCAATAAACGTTACAAAATTATCTTGTGCGTCAAAATATGCCTGAACAGGCAATAAGTTTTGAACCGCTGATTGAGCAGGACTAGTCATTTTATTTCCTTAATATTATTGATCGCCAACAGGGGTTACATACAGCGTAGTTGTATCGCTACCGCCACAAATTGCAGTAATTTGAAATGGAGCTGGCGGAATTACTAAAGTAATAGGATACGTCATACTTGCTGGCAATACAAAATCACCTGGAGTGCCTGCTGTTGGAAATACCGCAGCTGGAGCAGTAGCTAAACTAGATACATTAACAGCACAAGCTTTAGCGCCAACATTTAAAAATGTAGCAAAATTAACTTGGTCGTTAGTATTAGGGCTAATAGTAATCGAGGTTGATGATGTAGCTGTAACAGCAATAACTGATGTTTTACCTGCTGCTTTAAAAACTGTGGTATTAGCCATGATTTTTCCTTATAGAACAGTTGCAGGAATAGGGCTATCTTCACAAGATTTAACACTTAACAATAATGTTGCGGCTGCTTGCGTTACTGATGCGCCTGTTAAATTTAACAAACGAACAATAATTGCATTGTCGGCTGCTGTGTAAACATTACCTATGCCAACACCAACAGTCATTGCAGCATCAACTTGAGCTTGAATTTTATCTGTTGACTTAACGCCAGGAACAGAAATAGTAACTTCAGTTGATGTTGTTGCGAATGTTGTGCTTGGTAATGTGACTTGAACAATCGTGTGCGCTAATACATTGCCACGACTAATAGTTGTTTTTGACATGATTTTTCCTTTGCAAAGAAATCTAGAAACTAGATAGGGTTAATTATACTATACATGGAAAAAAAGCCATTAGAAATTTAATGGCTTCTTCTCTTATTACTTTAATTGCTTATAGCTGTGTAAAGTCATAGCCATAAACATAAATGTCAAATGTTGCAGCCGCACCTTGTGCAGTTCCAACATTTACATATAAGTTTTGACCTGTTTGAGCAGCTGTAGAAGCAACAGTTCTTTCTGATACAACAGTTGAGCTTGTTAATGCAGATAAAGCTGCGTTAGACACAATTGCTGTTCCACCTGCTGACGGTGCAGTAAATACACCTGCGGCAGCTGAACTTAAACTTACTGAAGCATTAGTTGCAACAACAAATTTAACAGAGTATGAAGATGAATCGATGATAGGTAAAACTGTATCACCTGTTGCATTAGCGTTCACGCCAACAGCAGAAGTTAATAATCTTAATGCTTGATTAGTAGCTAATACTTGTGGGTGTCCACCTTGGGTTATTGCTGGGCCTGGATTTGAAGTAGCCATAATATTTTCCTTTTTGTTTAGTTAATAGAAGGGGTTTTTACGCCCCTTCACCGTTACATTAAGCTGCTACGCGGCAAGCTAACTCTGGGTAGAGCGGCGCCCAACCATACAATACGTCTAAACGAGTAGGAATACTATCGTTGTTGATTGTGTATTGACGAACAACACGCATTGATAAACCAATTTCTTTATCAGATGCACGACCAGCGAAGTGAACACCGTCAGGTAGCTCAAGATCAGCTACTGCTAATGTAAACGCATTTCTGTGCATGATGATATTTTGTGGTGAAACAACGCCTGTGTTGTTGAATGGTGTAACAGCAGCAGTTGCAGAAGTTGATAAGATAGACACGTTTTGGAACTGACCGCCTGAAATAACAGCAGGTGATACAGTTACAGAAGTTGTGCCTGAAGTAGCAACAGTAACGTCAGCAGTAACAACAAAGTTACGAAGTTTGCCGTAAGATTGACGATTTTGTGGATTAACTGCATAAACGTTTGCAATAGTAATCACGTCACCTTGTTTCAAACCTGCTGTAGCTGTAGTAGCTGTTAAAGCAATAGTTGAAGTTGAAGCCCAACCACTTGTTAAGAAACCTGTAGCTGTTGTAGTAGCACAAGCTAATGTAGCAGTTGCATAAGAACCAAAAGTTTGTGAAACAACGTTTTGATCTAATTTCCAATTCATACCGCCTGAATCACGACCCATTAAACCTTTAGTGTATTGAGCAGAAACAGCAGCTGTAGGATTGAAAAGACCTTTTAAGCTGTCAACAATAGTTGCTGATGTGAATGGCTCAACAATACATGATCTACGGCCATCTCTAGGAGCGCCTTCAGAATCAAGATATGCTTGGCCTGATAAGTAAGTGATTAAACCTGTAGGAGCTACGCCTGCTGAACCCACAATGTTTGCTGTGTTGTTTTTAGCAGTTGTAAGACCGTCACGATCAATCTTATTTGCAATCGCTGCAACAGCTGGTTTAAGAACTCTGTCACTAAACATATCTAAAGATAATGCTAGGTCTTGAGTTGTAAACTGTGTGTCAACGTGAAATTGTGTTGATAAAGTAACAGGGACTGAAGTTTCATTGAAATCTTCAACGTTTAATGCTGGGCCTGTTGTTCCGATGAAACGACCAGGTCTGCGAACGTTTACAGTGTTACCGATTTTTGCACCTACAACAGCGAATTGGTCATCGTAGTTACGATCAACTTCTGAAGTAAATGTTAATTCATTTTCCAAAACCATCAACGCTTCGTTGGTGATCTTGCTAATGGTTAGTAAATTATTAGCCATGATATTTCCTTATTTTAAGAGTTTAATATCCTGCTACCTAATTTTTCCTGCTTTACGAGATTCACGCCATTGTTGGTAAGTGCCATGGAATTCACCATCAGAACCTACTCCAACATCGGCAACTGCTGAACTTGTCTTTATAGGACTAATTGGTGCAGGTGCTTTGCTGCGTGCAATAGAAGGTTTAGTTTCAGCGTCAGTCTTGGCATCTTTAGGTGTTTCACTAGCCTCAAACTTTGCTTCCAACTTTCCAATTTCTCGAAGGGCGCTCACTGTTGATAGAGTATTTAGCTTTTCTGCTAGCTCAGGATTTTCTGCTAAATGATAAAGTATTCTAGGCCCTTGTTCGGACTCTAACATTGCATCTCTTATTGCATCGTTGACAGTTATGTCGGATGCAGAGGCAATCATTTCATCATAATCAGGTAAATCCGCCTTAACATTAACTAATCGATCATTCCAAGATTTAATGACTTGTTGTCGTTCATCTTGAATTTTTCGTTCAGCTTCGGCTTTATCTCTATTCAAAAGGGCATTTTCTGCCGACCATTCAGCTAATGCTTCAGCGTATTCAAACGCGTCATTAAACTGACTTGGCGAAGGCTTAACGTTTTCCTCTACAGGTTTCGGTTCAGCTCTTCCTTCTAGCTCTTTAATACGACTTTCTAAAGACTCACGAGCTTCACGTTCTTTAGCCGCTTCTTTGCGAGCTTCTTCACGTTGCTTTGTTAGTTCTGAAAATCTTTTCTCAAGCTTGGGGTTTTGTTTCTTCTCTTCTGTTGCTTTTGTTTCTATTTCTTCAGTTGGCTGTTCACTCTGATCGTTTGCTTCCTCTGTCGGCTCTGCGGATTTTTCTTCTACAGCCTCAACAGGTGCTTCTTCAGCTAAACCCAATCTGTTTGCATAAAACTCTTCTGCGTTAGCAGAAGTTACTACACTTCCTGCTTCTTTTTCTGACATGGATGACTCCAAGATTTTTACCCAATGATTCCATTGGTAGATTGTTGCTTTATACTACAAAACTACTTACTAATCAATTGCTATTCTTTATCGCTAAAGTTTGTTGGATCTTCAACTTGTTCTCTGTGCATACTTTCAAAGTGATGAGCAGCTTCTTTGCGAGTTGGAACAGGAAACATTTCATGCCACTTGCTATCATGTGAACCATGTTCTTTATGATATGACTGTGCAGCACGATCAGAATGATAACCCCATAGTTTGCGAGCTTTCTCTTGGTCGTATTGACCTTTTGCCATTTTCTTTTGAAGATTTTTAACAATAGGTATATGGCTTGATTTATATAAATGTTCGTTATTATCAGCGTGAAGCACTAACTCTTTAGCGTCACCACTCATTTTGTCGTAATCAGGCTCATCGTAAGACGATTTTTTACCTGATTGTTTTTCCATGTGTTGACGGTCATGTTCCGCTTTGGTTTTGCTGGTTACTAATGCCATTATATTGCCCTTTCAGTGGTTTCTTGGCTTGCGAGGTGTGCTTGTTGGTGATCCATGTTTGCTAATAGGATCGCTACTTGCGCTTTAAGGTGTTCAATTTCAATTTTAGTGCTGTTATCAGTGTCTGTAGAACGAGCTTTATTTTGTTCACGCAATTCACTATCGTGAGCTTTAGCTGTGACATCCATAAGTTTACGTTTAGTTTCTGCATCTTGTTTGACTCCTTCGATGTCTTGACGTTGTTGGATAACCATTTGAAGCTGTTGAATAGCTTGTTGTGATTGTTGGTTTTGTGCTTGGAGTTGTTGGAGTTGCATTTGAACTCTTGGTGGCACTTTAGACTTATCGTCAACTTTAGCTAATGGGTTATTAACTGCTAACCTATCAGCAATAGTTTCTGCGCCTGGGAAGTCCATGTTTCTTACTAATAGATCACCTGCTTGTTGAATTAAGCTAGGATCAGCTGCAAATAAAGCCATCATAGACTCAACTGCTTCTTGACGTTTAGAGTTGTAACCTGGGCCTGTATCCATAACAACATCATACTCACCTACTGTGACATCATTAAGAATCTTGCTAATACCTTCTTCGTCTTGGCCATATTGATTAATAGTAAGGATTTCAGGTTTGCCATCGTCACCAATAATTCTTAACACTCTTTCTCTATCATATATCTTTGGAACTAAATCAAGAATGATACGACCTGTTTGACGGATAGAACGAGTTAAGTTGTCATAGTAATGGAAATTAGTCATATCAACTTGTTGTTGCTGACCTTGTAATGCTTTACCTGAAACATTGCCTTGTGGTAGTTGAGCTGGATCAAATATACCTACTACTTGCATTAAGTCAGTAGTCATAGATTGAGCCGCAGCCATAATGCCAGCTGGAGGTGGTTCAGGTTGTAATCTTTGTGGTGGAGGCGCTGGTTGACCATCAATGTCTTTTTGTTTATAACGCAAAACAGGCATAGATTTAATATTAGCCATAGCCCATTCATTCTCGTGGCCTTCGTCTTGACCTTCAGCCAATAGCCATTTAGCTTTAGGTGCTAATGCAACTGATTCGGTAAGGGAAGTTTGCCAAAAGTTATACATTCTTTGTGGGTCTTTAGCCATGCGAACAATACCAAATTTCTTTTTCTTGTTCTCGACCACAGTTTCTTGACCAAACACAGGAACGATAGGGATATATTTACCTGCCCATTCACCTTCTTCTAATACTTCCATAGCAGTTAATTTGCATACTTTAATCTTCTTTTCAAACGAATCACGAGATTCAACAATGGTAATGCCTGCTGCGTCTAATATATCTTGTGAAGGTAAATCGGTTGATTTAACGCTTGATCCATCTGATAGTAAATGAACTTTAATAGCTTTGCGTTCTGTATAGAAATATTCAGCAATTCTAATATCTTCCTTCATAACCCATTCAGGATTAGTGTCACCTGTGCCACGCATTGTAAAACCTTGTTCAGTTTCGGCTTTAGGATACATCTTACGGAAATTATCTTTTGATACGACTGTAGTAATTAAAACTGTTTCTGCGTCTGATCCATCAGGCATAACAGAGTTAGGGTCAAAGTAAACTGTGAAAGGATTATCAATAGCTCTGATATAGATTTCTTGATCGAATGAATCGTCACGAACATAATCTGTAGTAACACGCCAATAACCCCAACCCATTCTTACTGCAAAGTCACCTGCTTTGTCATAAGCTTGGTCTGCGTCTGATTGTGTTTCAACGTGGCGGCATATACCTTGTAGGATTTCTGCCATTCTTGCGTCTGATTCGTTATTCATGCCATGCACTTTGATGCGTGGTCTTTGTTGGCGCATTTGATTAGTGATCTGACGGCAATAAGCGTCAACTTTGTTTACTGTTAGACATGGGCGAGCTTCTAATACTCGACTGTTTTGAATTTCAACAGGCCATTGATCGCCTGCTGCAAACTTTAAATCTTCTAAAGCTTCTGATCTATTGTTTTGATCTGCTTCGTTAGCAAACTGTAGGAATTTAATCGCATCTGCTATGCGTGGATCATTGTCACTTTGTTGAATGCTATCTTCTGCCATGTTTTATCCCATCCAGCTTGCGCCAGGACTATAAGTTAATTTTTGAGCTTTACGTTCTTTTTTGTCTTGGATCATTAAACCTATATAACGAAATGCGTCAGCGCCATGCGAATATACATCATGGAGCGGATTTCGACTAAATTGACCTGTGTCAGCATCAACTTCATATCGGTAATGACGTAAGCATTGTAACCCATCCTCACAATTTTCTCTATCAAAATAGCATGAACTAAATATAGTTCTTGCAGCGTTTATAGAATCAACGATAGGAACTCTAGGTAAAATGTTAGTTTTGTATCCTGCTGCTCTTACTATGTCATTAATAGACCGACCATTAGAAGCAATGTTTTTGCTTTCTGCATCATGTGGTAAATGTAAAGTATCATATATATAGCCAAGCTTTTGCATCTCTGCCAGGTAATGACTGATAGTCTTTTGTGAATCTTGCATGTAATTAATCAATCTTGTTTCCATGCCTATGAATTGCACAAACCAAATAGCTGTGTGATCTGCCCAACCCAAGTCGAATACTGCATGAACAGGTTTGGTTGCATCATAAGGAACTCGTGTAATTCTGCCTGATAGCTCCGCCATATTCATCTCATTAGCGAATATAGCGCCATCAACGGTGAGTCGGCATAAGCCTTCCCATACATTATTATAAGCTTGTAAATCTCTATTCTTGAGTGAATCCTTCTCAAGTCGGAGTGTTTCAGGAAACCAAGGGTTATCGTTCCAATTAACTCTTTGAACTACAGAATTTTCAGGAGGACTTATAATAAATCTTTGATAAGTTTCATCTGATTCTAATTCAGGGTTAAAAGTAAGCCATATTTCTGACTTTTCTTTACGGATAGTAGGAATTAATATATTCCAGCTAGTCTTTGATACAGTTTGAGCTTCCTCTACCCATGCAATGTCAATACCTTCAAACGATTTAACATTGGCAATATTGTTCTTTAAGCCAACAAAGGCAAACTCTGTGCCGTTTAATCCTCTAATGGTTGCTTGAGTAACTTCATAAAAGCCTTCTAATCCCATTTCTACAATTTGATCTGATAGGAGCTTATGCACCGAATCCTTCATAGAAGTCATAAACTCTCTAGCGCATAATATACGAGTAGGTGTTTTAGCGCCTTTTATGAGTAAAGCTCTTGCGACACCCCAAGACTTTGCACCACCTCGACCTCCGTAAAGGACTCGATAGCGTGATTCTTTTGGTTCAAATAGACATTGGAGCTTTGCAGGGAACTGAACTTTCCCTATGGCTTCATTTAATTGCTGGTCATTCACTAGGTTTTACAAAAGTTACTTCTATCCCTGTCAATAACGGACTACCATCGGCACCACTAATCTCTTGGAATTGTATTGCTTTACCATCCAAACGATCCACAACCTCTTTTACCGCCCAAGGTTCACGAGCAACTGCTGCTTCAACTAAACCTTCAACGATAGAGGGAAGCTTGTCAGGGTTCTGAACAATGTGCTTGCGTAAAGCATCATAGAACAGTTTTGACTTAACTCCGTTTTGATTTCCGATAGGTGCGCCTGCCATAATTGGGTCAATAATTAACTAATTGATTAAATTATATTATGCTTGTGGTTCTACAGGCAATGGATCAGCTTTAGCAGTATCCTCAACTTTAGCCTTTTCAGCTTCTTGTTGTTCTGCTATTTGTGGGATAGCTTGAGTCTTAATCTTTACTACAATTTGTTCTGCTACTTCCATTGGTAATTTATATAAACCTGCTACTACTAATTCTGCTTCTTTGATTTCAAGTTCCAACTTAATGGCCATGATAGTATCCTTTTATTGTGGTTGTTTATCTTTATATTTCAATATAACTTCTAGATTTTTTTCAAGCCAACCCAATCTAGTATTGCATTGCTGGCATAAAATTCCTCTATAAGTTCCTGCTATTTTGTGGTCAATGCACATCTTTTTAGCTTGTATGCCACAAATTTCACAAGCTAATAATCTTAATTCATCTGCTTTTTCTAAAGTTAACCCATATTTGCGTTTTGCGTCATATCTTCTTTGAACTAATCTTTTAGAAGGTGATGTAGTTCCATTATTGGAAAATTTTATTTGTTTCATTTCTTTTTCTTTTGCGCTTCTCTTTTAACTGCGTATGCAATAGCTACGCTTTGCTTTTGTGGTTTTCCTGCTTTAATCTCTGCCTTAATGTTTGATGTAAATGCTTTAGGGCTTGTAGATTTCTTTAACGGCATTATTTTACTCCCTTTTTTACTGTCTTTGCAGATTGTTTAAATGCTTCAGCTGTTGGTGCGCCTTTAGTGCCTGGCTTCCTCATGTGTTCTTTGCTGCCATGCTTGATTCTTTCTTGTTTAGCATGGATGTTTGCGTATAGACCTGGTTTAGCTGCCATCTTCTAGCTCCTCAATAAATGCTACGTCTTGCCATGACATAATAAGAAACTTCTCACCGTTATCCATGACAGGTTGAAATTTAAGATATTCATCTTTACCCATAGTTCCAAATCTGATTCGATCACCTATTTTAACATGAACAGGTTCATACTTGCCTTCTTTGATTTTTTTGCCAGGGCCAACTGCTACGACTACGCCTGTATTGTATTCTTCATGGTATATAAAGCCAGGAATAGTTGATTTGGCTTCACGCTCAATAGGTTTTACTAATATCTTATCTGCAAAGGGTCTTATCATTTCTTAATCCTTTTAGGTTTAGTTTCAATTTGAATAAGTTTTGATTCTAATAGGTTATTAATAATGGGTTCAGTCATGACTTCGTCTTTAGTTCTTGCTACGTTAGCAAATATGAATTCACCGCACCATTCGCTAGGCGCTTTTGTAAGGGATTGTGGGTATCTATGACAAGAACCTAATTGACCACCTGTAATAAAGAATTTACAAGCTATGCAACTATCTGTAGAATTTGATGTAGCCATTTAATAAACCTCCATTATTACTTGGTTAGAATTCCCAATCAGTCTAGGGCTGGTTGGGTTTTCGTTTTACTTACCTTCGTATTTATCTTCTAAATCGTATGAAGCTCTTTTGTGTTCATAACAAACTTTTTCTGAACTACCGCCTTTAAATTGCTTATCAGCACCGACAGCATCCATCTTACCCATACCAACGCCACCTTTTACTGATTCTTTTCTTTCACCTGACATATCAGAAGCTAAAACGCCTTTAGGCATTTTCTCACCTGATGCACCTGGTGTATATTTTTCTTTATCTTTCATACCCATGATAAGTTCCTTATTTTAATCTTAAATTTAGCTAAATTTTCACAAGCTATTTAGACTCGTGAGCTTTTATTTTAGCAGAAAAATGAGCTTTAAGTATCTTTATTTGTTCTATATCAATCTTTATTGTGTTGTTATCAGATTCGAGTGCTTCAACAGCGTGTATTCCAATTTTTCTAATAAGTCCGAGTCGGTATCGGATGAGATTACCAGATAAATGGGTGTTACAGGCCGAGCATTGTCGGTGACAGTTAAGCTCGTTAAATCGAAGGTGTCCTGCACTTCCAATGCTTCTGTAATGGCCTGCATGATATGCGTAGGCACTCTTTGACCCACAACTAATACAACCGTCATCTTGATCCCTTAACCTAATATATTTATTAAATGTTACTTGTGTGTCTTTTAACCAATCGGATCGGCTCTTTAGTTTTAACTTTGCTTCTTTAACTTCTTTTTTAACAGTTTTAATTCTTTTGTCTTTAGCTAACTCTAATGCACATTCAAACCCACATACTTGTTGAAGTGGTTTGTTTGGCGTGAATTCTACTTTACAAACCTTACACTTCTTGGGCTTGATCGGTTTCACTAAATCTTACTCCCAATTCTGCACCGTAAGCGTAAATTTGTTCCATATATAAACTAAATCCATGCTTGGTTAGCTTTTGAGTTGATCCAATTAACACTCGTCTGCCGTCAGGTGTTTCTTCGTATTTACGATAACCTTCTTTAACTTGTGTAGGATCAGGAAAATCAGGTAAGAATTTTTCTTTAAAATATTCATGCCATATTAAAGCTGAATATTGTTTGCCATGAACCCATGCTTGACTAGCTATGTCATTTAATGGCCCAGCCCACATTAAAGCGTTGGCGCTTAATGATCTGCCCTTTTGTTCTTCACGAATAATAACTTCAAGTGGCCGTTCTGTATCTATTGGTGCATTTTGTATTGCATTGATTGCTGTATCTATTTGTGTTTTTCCAACAAGACGAATAGTTTTAGCTAGGTATTCTGTTCTCAATTTAATCTCCACAAAAACAAGGTATATTTTCACCTTCATCAAATAAATCAAATAATTCTGTTTGATCTGTAACAAATTTATGTATTTGTTTGTAAGAAGGCTTATCTAAACGAAATCTTTTTCCTGATTCCATTGTGGATATATCATTAGCTAAATTTTCCATGTTTATCCACCAAATAGCTCTATCAGGCTTTTCTTTAATTAAACTAGGTATTTTTGATTTTAGAAAACATAAATCACAGTTTCCATTTGGCGTAACTCCGTTATTATTTGACAATCCTAAATCAAAATCATTATTAGCCCAAAATTCACCTATTATTTCTTTGGTAATTTGAGCTGATACTAATGGCACTCTATCCCTAGATATTTTAGCTGCACGTCTAGGTTCATCCGCTCTAATACCTACCCAAGCATCATTTTCACCAACATCGAGCCCTAATGACTTACAATATTTGCTTATAGTTCTAATTTTAAGCTCTATAGAACAATATCTAGTAACAGGATTAGGCAAATATTTTTTATGTCTAATTACAGCTTCAAAAGGTTCACCATTACGACTAGCAGTTTCAAAGGTAACTTTTTTAAATTTAGGATCATCAGGTAAATATTCAACCCAATGAATAAGAACATTCCAATTAACTGAACAATCATTTACAAATTTTAATGTAGCTTCTTCTTCTTTTCCTGTATTAGCAAAACATACAATAGCTTCATCAGGCACACCATTATTTGATTGCAATACACGCCAAAGCATATATGCAGAAGTTCGACCTCCACTAAAACTAATAACTGTAGGTTCTATAATTTTAAATGGGTCTGACATATCTTTTCTCGTAATCATTGCGACAATCTATATCGCAAAAACGTTTAATAGAAGGCGATTGACAATTTAGACAAGAGCCGTTTGATTCAATGGATTTTTGATGATCTCTAATGTATTTAATAGCTTCATCTCTATCGTGTTGTTCTAAATCGCTGGCTCTGTCAAAATCATCTTGCATAGTTAAAAAGGAATGTCAGATTCCATGTCATCAAAGTTAGCTGGAGCAGGTGTTTTAGAAACTTCTTTAGCTTCTTCACGACTGCCTAACATTTGCATTTCATCTGCAACGATTTCCGTTGTGTAGCGATCCTTTCCTTCTTTGTCTTGCCATTTACGAGTTTGAAGTCTGCCTTCAATATACACAGGGCGGCCTTTTTTTAAATATTCACCTGCTATTTCTGCAAGCTTTCGATATATTACAATGTTATGCCACTCGGTTTTGTCTTGTTTAGTTCCGTCTTTGCTTTTCCATGATTCAGTTGTCGCTAAACTAAAATTACAAACTGCGTCACCATTTGGTAAATGTCTTAAATCAGGATCTTTACCAAGATTACCTAAAACAATAACTTTATTTACTGATGCCATGCTTCTCTCCTCTGTTGTGAATTGTTGTGACATTAGATAATACATACTTCTCACCTAATTGTCTTTTTAAAAATTGAACTTTAATATTGCGTCTTTCCATAAATTCAATGTCATTTTGTGTTACAGGTAATGCAACTCCATAAAAACTATGGATTGTTGGTTCGTAATCCATTTTAAATGTTAGCTCTCCATAATGATCTAAAAAATATTCTTTCATTTAATCCTCGCACTTTCCATGAATACATCTTGCGTTTGCTAAAGCAGCTTCTTCAATATCTGCAATTGCATCTTTACCAATAAAATCATCGGCTGCAATTCGTAATCTATTGTATAGGCTACGCTCCACTTCCGTCACAGAAGTTTTCATTACAAAACCTCTATCTTTTGCATGATCTGAAATAACAGAGTTGACATAATCAGAAGGCTCTACACCCCATGACTCAACTTCATTATATTTCTTTTCGTCTATTTCAACTTCAATAATTACACTAAAGCGTTTCATGTTTTACCTTTCTGATAAGTTCTAACATTGATGATCTTCCATGCTTTTTTTGATACCGTTCAAGCATAGCTTTTGCGTGTGGTTTAAAAGCACGTCGTAGCCATCGCACCCAACAACACTCATTACTAAAATTAAAACGACCACGATTTTCATTACAATATTCACAGCTCATTTAACTCTTAATGCTTCTTTGGCAAACTTAACACCAAGCTCAAATCTGTATTCACCTTTTGCTTGACGATCTAATATTCTTTTAGCCCAGGCTTTAGGATCAGTTGGCTTTAATACAACTTTAGATATAAGTTCTTTTGCTTTTTCTTTGTTGTGTAAAATTTCGTAAGGCGTAGGATTTTTAGGTAGCATTTTTATATATTCTTTAGGCTTGGATAATTTGCATAAAGAAACTATGTCAAATATTGTTGGCATAAATTTATTCTTATCAACCCAGCTATCAAAAGCCTTGCTTACTACATTAAAATCATAATCATCAAGCTTCATCCACCAAACTCTTAAAGTTTCACGATCAAGTTCAGGTCTTGAGTAAATGGATGTCAAACTATTAAGCATAGATTTAAATGCTTTCATTTCCTCAATTGTTTCTATCAAAACGGACTCCCTTCGTTTGGTTTCTCATCTTCCCACCGATGTTGGTTTATCCAAGTGCTAGGATTGGGTATATAAAGGCCATTGTTTTTAAACCATTGAGAACTTATCTTTTGCCATTTAAGTGCATTAATAATTGTTTCTAAATCAGGCTTATTTTTAAACCAAGCTTTCCTGGCCGCTTCTTTGCCTACTTTTTTAGGATATTCATTCCAAAATGTATCAAAATCGGATAATGGTTTTATATTGGTTAATGGTTTATGGTTAATGGTTATTGGTTTATGGTTAGCATTGGGTTCGCTATGCGTTGGCATTGCGTCTGCATTATTCCACCTTTTATTCGCTGCTGCAACTGCCTTTATCTGTTTAGATTGAAATGCCTCGATTTCAGCGTCACATCGTTTATGGATATACCCTAGCTCCGTTTTCTCAAAAAAGTCGCCCAAAACGCTTAAAACTGCCCTTATTTCGCCTTCTGACCTGGCACAGAGTAACCGCATCAATTTATCTTGATCTAAAGGTAAAGGTTTCTCGTTTAGGTAGTATTGATCTAGCAGTTGCCTATATACGCCATGTTCAAGTAAAGTTAAATGAGCAGTGTCTTTTCGGTAATCGGCTATATTGTGCTGAAAATAGTGCATATAGCCTCTATTCTTTAAATTTGCGTTTTAGGAAGATTTCAGGGTATTTCAGCTTAATGGCCGCTGGAATCCCTCGTTTTTTCCATTGATGCACCCTTATTTCAGAATGTTGACCCTCCAGGCCTAAAAGCTTGCACAAAGCCTTTGAACCTCCGTAAAACTCGATAATTTCGCAATCTTTCATCTATTTTGCCCTTTTCTTAAATAATCTAACAATTTGTTAAATATGTGTTGACTCTACATAACAATTTGTTATTATGCAAGTGTAGTTTTTTATATTTATGGAGGAAATTATGAAATTAATAAAAATACCTAAAATGTTTTTTGATGACCATAGGGATAGATTTTTACCAACTCCTGAAGTAATCAAAGAAACAAATACTAATTATTGGATTTATGCCAATCCTAATGATGAAGGCTATATTGATTTAATAGATGATGTTGAACTGTATGCTGACATCTATGGCCCTGATGATTGTAGCTGGTTAAAAGTTCCAGCAAAAGCTTTGCTTCGAGCAATCAACAAACAAACAAAGGAAACAACATGAAAACAAAAGGCATTATTGTTACAGTTATAGCAACTTACCTTTATGGCGCATTATGGCTATACGTTCTTTACCCAATCCTTTCTAAACACTTTGGAGCTTAATATGACTATGCACGAAGAATACGCACAAGACTTAATAGATACTGATCCGTTAGAAATTATTAATCAAATAGACCTAGACCAAATAGCTGGCACAATTCGTGCTATATATTGGGCTAATGAACGTGGCGATATGTTAAGCGTTAATATCTTTGCCAAATCATTAAGTAATGTTTTGTTTGAGAAAGCGATGGATATTACAGAAAAAAAGTTTCAAGAAAATAATGTGTATCAAGGCCCTTTTGACGAAATGTATGACATGGGTCATTCACATGGGGATTTCCTATGATTAACTATATTAGGGATGTTATTTTTTTATATTCAAAAGGCTTTAAATTTAAAAAAGCCATTCAATTAGCAAAACAATTAAGGAGCGGTAGATGATTACTTTTAATGAATTAAAAAAGATTAATGTTAATGAGCATACAGAAAAGAAGGGATCACTAACTTACCTTTCTTGGGCCTGGAGTGTGGATCAATTATTAAGCAACGATCCAATGGCAACCTGGGAATATAAAGAACCTAAACAGTTTGGCGATACCTTAATGGTATTTTGTTCCGTTACAGCTTTTGGCAAAACCATGACAGCTCAACTTCCTGTATTAGATTACAAGAATAAAGCGGTATTAAATCCTGACGCTATGGCAGTTAATACAGCCATGCAACGATGCTTAGCAAAAGCAATTGCTTTACATGGCATAGGTCTTTATATATACGCTGGCGAGGATTTACCTCAAATTGAACCTATTGGCCAGGATGATATTGAAAACGTTATTAAAGAAATCAACAAAGCAGATTCCGTTGATGAATTAATGAGTATTTATAAAGAAGCTTCAACAAAGTTTGACAAGGTGTCTTTGGCAAAATTAAAGACTTATTTAACTGATCGTAAAAATGAATTGGAGGCATAGTATGAATCAGCAAGAACGCTTAACAGAGTATTTAGAAAAACACGGCAAAATTGACCCATTAAAAGCATGGACTCAATTAGGTATTTATCGATTAGCCGATAGTATTTTTAAACTACGCAAAAAAGGTTATGACATAACAACCAGCGACAAAAAAGTTAAGAATAGATTTAAAGAAGTTTGTGTAGTGGCTGAATATAAGTTGGAGGCTAATAATGACTGACATTATTTTACAGGGAACACCTGAATGGTTAGAGCTGCGTAAAGGCCATGTCACAGCTTCAAAGGTTGCAGATATTATGGCTAAAACTAAAACAGGCCCAAGTGCTAGTCGGCAGAATTATTTAATTGAGCTGGCTATTCAACGAGTCACAGGCGTTATTGAAGAAACATTTAAAAATGACGCAATGATTCGTGGAACTGAAGAAGAACCTAAAGCACGAGAAAAATACCAACAAATTACTAAAACCTTTGTTGAGGAACTTCCCTTTGTAAAGCATAAAACAATTGAATGGTTTGGTTGCTCGCCTGATGGAATTATTAGAAACAATGATGGCACATATAATTTATTGGAAATTAAAAATCCTAACAGCGCTACGCATTGGGCTTATATAAAAGCAGGTGAACCGCCTACTAAATATAAAATTCAAATGATGGCGCAGATGGCTTGCACAGGTGCTGAATGGT